AGACGACCGACTCGCGCATCCTGGCCATTTCGCCGTCAAAGGCCGCCACCATCGCGGCGGAAGACCCCATCCGGTCTTCAAGCGCGGTCAGCTGGTCCATCAGGACCTCGGCATTGTCCATCATCCGTCCCCTTCTGTTCGATGTCCGGAAACGCGGCGGCGTCAGGGGCGGAGCCATCTGCTCCGCCCCCAGCATCATCCGCAACTCCACCGGCGTCAGGCGCCAAAAGGCGGCGGGCTCCAGCGCCAGGCCATGCAGCCCCGCCCGTATCAGCCCCGGCCAATCAATCCCGGGCCTTGCGATAGCGGGCCTCACCCCTCGCCCGGCAAGGCGAAGGCGCGGGCCAGAAGCTCCGCCGCCGCCCGTGCCGCCTCTACCGGGCCACCACCCAGCTGTTCGGCATGTCGCAAGCGGCGCCAGCACATCGCGGGTAGAGAACCGCCCCGCTTCGAACCGCTCGACCAGTTCCAGCAGGGACCCCGCCTCCAGCGCCGCCTCCAGTTCGGCCAGCGCCCCCAGCGTCAACTTGGCGACGTGACGTTGCCCATCGAGGGTAATCGCCACCTCGCCCGCCCAAGGGTTCGCCATCAAAGCGCCGTGAAGGTCAAAGCCCCGGCCGAGGCCAGCGTGACCTCATAGGTCGCCTCGCCATTGTGGCTGCCGGCATATTCCAGCGCCGAGATCTGGAACGCCCCT